ACAAGCCGGTAACAGCCTATTTTCGACTGCCCTCATGAGAAATGGACAAAGCGGCGGCGCCGAGACTAGAAATGGCGTGATTAAGCCATCAAAATTTTCATGCGAACTGACGCTAGTTGGAAATCCTTTCTTTTTTATTGGGCAAATGATTTATATTAATACCTCTCTTATAAGTGGGGGTAACTTTGAGCAAAATGTTATATTGAATGGAGGCTATTATGTCGTTACAGCCGTTGAAAATATCTTTACAAATGATCGCTGGGAAACAAAAATAAAGGGTGTTTTGAATATCCCAGATCATGCAATTCCGGGCCGAAAAGAAAGACTTATGTCTGCCTGGACGTCCGTTGGCGAGTTAGATAGCGTGACGAGAGGCCGTGTGCAGGAGAATCTAGACAAGGACGGCAAGGCGCTAAATGAAGCAACTAATAGAAGCACTAAGACGCCCAAAATCCCGAGGACCAAATAATGCATTTAAATTCTATTTATACCGGGAGAAAAGAGTAAATGGGTGTAATATTTCCAAAGCCATGGGGGAAAAATGATTTAGCAAACCCTCACATGTTTTCGGAAAGATTAAAGTATAAACAAAAATCTTTCAATGGCGCCGACCCAATTCCAATTGACATGCTATATGAGAAACCTTTCTATGGGAAGGTTGATAAAAAGGGTCGTACAATTTATCCGTCTGAAGTCAACATGGAACAAATTCCGGGATCTGGATTGTTAATGGTTCATGATTTTGTTGCGCATGCTTTTTCGAGGCTCAAGTCAGAGGTAGAATTAATCGCGTCTTTTAAAAATCACAATTTTGCTAGTATGTTTCCTTCTGGCTATGTTCCAGTTTCGGCAATGCATAATTTCCATAAGCTATATCAAAACCATTTTGTTGATAATGTATATAATGTTTTTATAAACAATTGGATAATTGGCACTTCCAGAAAAAGACATATAAGAACTTTTCCTAATTTTGTAAAACAATTTGTTGATTTTTCTGAATTTATGAACGATCAGTTCCCAGTAACTAAAACAGGGTTTATAATGTCTCCGATGTGCCCTCACGCAATAAGTGGTTTCATAATTGAGCTTGAAGGGCTTGACAAAGATGATGATAGTAAAAAATATGATGGCTGGATATCCAACCCATCTTTTCGAAAATATGCAAGATTAGTTGCTGCATTTGGCTTTTATGTAGATAAAAATTGCCCATGGAGAATAGCTGCTAACTTAGACCATCCATACATGACCCAAAACGCAATGCCAGCATATGGAACTTCATATGAGGACGGGAGAATGTTTAAAGATTATTTCTATCAAGCAGAATATTACTCATACGAAGACTTTAAAGTTAGAATGTGGTATGGCTATAGATCCTTATTGGTTGATAATGATACAAATACGTTTGGTTTAATAACACAGGTTCGCAATTGTACAAGAGAGACGCATGCAGATCTTCTTTCACAGTCTTTTAATACAAAGTGGAAAAAAGGATTTCTAAAAGAAATTTCTGAAGATTTTGATAAATTTTTATTAGAATACCCAGATTCTTTTTTTCTGCCACATTATTTTAAAATCCGCGTGTCAGAGAGCGGTAAAAAAATGAAGGATAATCAATACAACGCCAAGTTAAGAAATATTTTAAAAATTAATGAATTGCATGGCATCAGTAGAGCATTATTAGCTATAGGTGACATTACAAAACAATCCAACATATATCTCAAGAACGAAAATGCAGAATATCCTCGTAAAATAAAATATTTTGGAAAAAGTATAAGTTCGGGCTTGCATTCTTATAAAGAACGTGATAAAGTAGCCAGTGAAGATATTAAAACATCCAATATCATGACGGATTCAGAATATCTATAAAGAGGATATCACGTAAAAAATGATCTTTCAAACGTTTGATGATAAAAAAGATTGTATTGCTGTTTATGTAGATAATCAGCTTTTTTTGGAAAAACTGCCAAAGAGAAAATCCCTAACTCACACGTGGGATTATTCCGAAAGCTTACAAAAACCAGACATTAGATATGCTAAGTATTATTGTGGGGGCAAATCCTTATCAGAAATGTGTCCCGACTATCTTACAAAAGAGTGGGAAGTAGTCAAACAAAAATTAAATGCATTTCATCGATCCGCGAAAGAAGTTAAATTAAATTTAAATGAATATTGTTATTTTGATCTATTGCCACCCCACGTGTTGATGGAATATGGCAAAATTAAAAATCAAATATGTGCAAATGTATTTAAGAATTATGAGAAGCCAAAAGATTACGATTTTAGAGTGAGTCTTGCAAAAGTCCTCACAGAAATTAAAAATCAAAAATTAAATATTGATATGGAACCTCTTAAAAAGAGGCGTCACGAATTTAAGGTAAGGCAATTTTTTCGCAAGTTTAAAGAAATTGAACCGTATATATGCTATAATATGTATGGAGCTAAAACTGGAAGACTAACAGCTTCTCAGTTTCCCATTCTTACAATGCACAAGAGTTATAGAAAAATATTAAAGCCAAACAATCATTGGTTTTTAGAGATGGATTACAATGCTGCTGAACTTCGCGTCATGATGGGACTATTGGGAAAAGAGCAGCCGCTAGAAGATGTACATGAGTGGAACATGAAGAACATTTTCAACAACAAGGGCACGAGAGAGGAAGCAAAAAAGAGAATTTTTGCATGGCTTTACAATCCCAAATCTCAGGACAATCTTTTAAATAAAGAATATAATAGAGATTTTGTTACCAACAAGTATTATGATGGAAAACAAGTAACGACGTTTTTTGATAGAACAATTGATTCTGATGATCATCATGCATTGAATTATATTATTCAATCAACTGCTGCAGATTTGTTTCTAAGGCAAATGATAAAGGTTTGGGAATTGTTAAAAGATAAGAAATCAAGTATTGCTTTTTGTCTACATGATTCTCTTGTCATTGATTTACATGTGGATGATGAAATGTATGTAAATGATATAAAAAACATGTTTGCGAAAACCGAACTGGGAGAGTTTAAAGTAAATTCTTTTGGTGGAAGAAATTTTGGCGATATGAAAAGGTTAAATATTAAATGAAAACAATCATTGGCTTAGGTAAAGCAGGGTGCAATATTGCAGATAGCTTCTCTCAATATCCCCAATATAAAATATATAAAATCGATACAGACTTAAAAGAGGACAAAAATTGCTTTAATTATCCCTCTTTTAAAACTCTGGAAGAATATGAAAGTAACTGTCCTAGTCTTAAGAAGTTCTTCAGATATGTAAAGGGCGAAGTATTATTTATTACGAGTTGCGGTAAAATCTCTGCTGCTTCTTTGAGAATATTGGAGCAGCTAAAAAACAAATGCGATATCAGTGTTTTATATGTGCGCCCAGATCGATCTTTACTTTCAGAACTGAAAGCATTAAATGACAATTTAATTTTTGGTGTATTGCAACAATATGCACGCTCAGGCTTATTCAAGAGAGCATATTTGGTGGACAACATAAAGCTTTCCGAGATAGTTGGAGATGTGCCTTTAAGGGAGCATTACAACAGCTTAAATCAATTAATAACATCGACAATTCATATGGTTAATGTGTTTAATCACTCTAAATCAGAAATAGACACTTTCGATGAAATCTT